TTTGAATAGTGGTATCATAGGAGTCTCCCTGCCCTGCTTACTTACCTAATTTATGGACTGTGATAGTGTCGTTCTTCTTAATGTTGCGCTTGGTCTGCTTGTCTATCATCTTTTGCAGGAATTTCTCCACCATCTTAGCCAATGGTCTTTTGCGCGTTGTAATGACTCTGCCATTGTTAGCATTGCCCACAACTTTTTGCGATTGTATTAAATCCCAACCTATGACAGTAGATTTAGACGTTGTTCTTCTAGGCTTGAGGTTACTCAGCATATCACTTGTGGCGTATAGGTTAGCATCACTATTGCCACCGCCCACCCTATCAATATCACCTGATTTCTTACGGGCTGCGTATTCAGGCGTTAATGGTTTAAACTTTCGGTCATTAACATCTAATTGCTTGTTCTTAGTGTGGTCAATTATCTCTTGTGAGACTTCCTCGCCTACTCTAAACCACCAAGCGCGACCCATATCAACTATTTTAGCTAGCTTTGTCATCTACTTGATTTTGTAGTGGTGTCCCTGCACCCTTTTTGGCATCTCCATCGTCAAGCATCTCTTGAGCTTTCGCCTCGCCTGACAACTTATCGCTCTTGGAAGTCTCTAGCCTCCACTCATGCCTGCACCGAATACCCCCTCCTGTCGCCATTGTGCCAGGGAATTGAGATTCAATTTCAGCACGTGTTAATGCGCCTGCTGCGCCCATCTCTACGCATATGTCTCTAGTCTTATCGTCTTGTGGCCCTAGATAGATGTATGTTGTATCGGGTGGCATTTCGTCAGTCATTGCGGCAGTAACGGAACGGGAGAATGTACGCTGTGCAGTATCAACAATGGCCTCTACCTGATCTGGTCTAAACCCACTAACGTCTTTTATGGCTTCTTTCATAGTAGCGCGTGTTGAGCCAGTAAGCGCCGCCCTAGAAAGTTCTTGCTTCATGGTGTTAGCCAAGTCGCTACCTTTTGTGAGATACCAAGCCTTATCAGTATTGACTAAAGCGGCAAGCACCTCTTCTGAGAGTGGGGCAATGGGGTCTATCGTTCTTAGGATGTCAACATAGCGTGAGGTTAGTTTGTCAACATTGGACACATAGCCTAATTCGTTTACTAGCTGAGTGAAATCAATCTGCCCTACTAATACAGCAAGCTCTTGCCTTGACAGACCTTGCCCCAAGTTGTAAACATAATCAACTGTCGCAGCCTTAATAGCCTCAGTCCTTTTAGCAAATTCAATGGCTGTCCTTTCAATGGTTGGCAATTAAACTTCCTCAACCTCGTCAACAGGCACGGCAAGGGCATTAGACAGGGTCGGGATAGGTGCATTGGTTGAGACATTCGTTGTCCTGTTCTCTTCAACCGCCGCTTGTGCATCTTCTATTGTCTTGTACTTGTCGGAGTTGCCCCGCATTAGTATCTGGGCTTCGGTAATTTGATTATGCTCTAAGTCCCAAGTGTCTTGCTTGATCTGGTCGTCAACGCTTAACTCTTCGGTGATTGCCTCGTTAAAATCAACGGCGAACTCTTCTGGTAATTCAACTTGAGCCTCCACCTTAACAATCTTGCGTTCAATCTTGTAGAAGTTATGCTCTGCCAATCTCCATCGCTCGACATCACCCTTGCGGTCATCGTTCAATTCACGGTTACGCTCTTTAAGTGCCACACCTGAAGCGCTAACGGTCTGCTCTACAAAGTCAACGGTTAAATGGTGGTTCTGTGCGACATAAATATATATCTGCTTAATCCAATCCTTAATCGAGCTAATAGTATCTTCGGGTGAGGTCGTATTAATGCTAGAGCCTTCGGGTAAGGCATGGATGACATTTTGCGCCCGTCTTAGCTTAGTCTCATCATTTAAACCACTAGCCCACATCTCGCCATAAGACCTAAAGCGTATATTGGCATCGCCATCTAATTGTAATACATTCAATTCTCTATTAGAATATACCAAGCCTCTATCAATATCGGCATCTAAAAAAGACCCGTCAGGTAGTTCAACGTATGTCCACACAATAGGGATAACGCCATACTCATTCTCACCCTCGTCAACCTTTTGACCGCCCTCATAGGTAGCCCACACATCTTTGTCCCAATATTGCCATCTCTCTGGCCTATCATCTGCCACAGTATCAGCGGGGGCGATAGGGAACACAACAGCGACAGGCTCCCAGGGGTTGTCCTCTTCAAAGTAAGGCTCAAACTGAATCAATCTATCGTAGTGAATCATGCCATCGCGCCAGGTTAGCTTAGTACCAATCAGCCCCAACAGATTAGTGCGTTTCTCAGCCGTTGGCAACTGTATGTCCTTCATGCGAGTGACTTCATTATATTTAGTCATGTCGTATTCTGCTTCAGGGTCGCCAAGTGTGCGAATAGGTGGAACCATGTAAACTAATGACGTTCTATCTGTTACCCGCTTTGTAATATTGTTAGACGGTATCGGCAAAGACTCGCGCAAGTCCTCATCAATAAACCGCATGTAATCCTCTTCGGCTCTATCTTTGTAATAATCTAAAGCCCAAGCCCTCTCCCTGTCCCACTTCTTTTTCTGTGCGCCCTGTGACTCAATCTTACCTTTTTCAATTAACTCTTTTGCTAGATCAGGGATTTGTAGCATATAGACCGCCTATGTTTTGTCTGTTTATTGTGGAGTACATCGGATTCGAACCGATCTGCTATCCTGATTGCAAAACAGGTGACCACCCCAAGCAGTCCCGAACCCCATAATTTAAATTGTCTTGCTCTACAATTCATCGGCATAATATAGTGCATGTTCTTGCACCTTGCAAAGCTAATAACGCTTAATAGATGTAGCGCCACGTTTCTTTATTGGGAAGTGATTAATGAAGAAATATCGTGTCTCATCCATCGAGTGATCGTGATGACCGTCTTTTAATGGTTCTTCTTTAAGTGGCCGCCCTGCCTTTGCTTCAGGATAGCGATAGTTTTCAAAATCGTCTATATGCCCCACGCATCTTGAGTCTACATAGAAGCGACACACGCCGTTAGCGTTCTCCATGAATGAGCGAACATGGTCTATGCCTGTTGATATATCGCGGTCAACCTTGTTGGTGGTGTAATTAACCCTTATCCCCTGTTGTCTGAATATCTCAATATCACCTAGCCCACTCTGAGCCTGAACGCCTGCGCCTGCGGGGTCGCCATAGTATTTGTGGACATTATAACCATTCTCTTTGTTGCGCTTCAATATCATTTGGGCTAAACTGGCGGTCTTGATGTTCTCCTTGTGTACGATCTCATCAATTAGATAAACCTCATCCTGTCCATTAACCGAAGCGACTTGAAACCAACCGACTGACGGCATCCTATAACCGAAATCAATACTGACATAGGTTGGCAAGGCTCTATCATACTTAAACACCTTAACCTGTTTGTCTCGGTCAAAGGGGTAGACCTTACCCGCGTATGTTGTGAACTCTGCGCCGTATTCCTGTCTAAATGTCGCGTCTGATAGCTCGGCCTTGAGCGCATCAATATCATCCTTAAAGTATTGGCTCATCCAGGAGGGGTGCTGCCATGATTCATAGTTAGCGTTATCAGATTGACCTAGCCTATACAAGTCATATATCCAGTTATAACCGCGAGGCGTTGTAGGGAATACAGCGCGACCATTTCTATCTGACAGCGTGGGTCTTAGGTATTGCTCCCATATTATCTTCGGGATAGTCGCTGCCTCATCCACTATTAAATTGTCCAGACCCTCACCAAGTAGTGATTCAGGCGCATCGGATGACTTAACCCATAGCTCAGAGCCGTTTATGCCTTTGGCGTACCGTAATCGCCCCCTGTCGTAGTGTGTAGCATTACAGGGAAATCCAACCTTTTTAATTAGTGTCGCATCGAACTCACGAGCAATCTTGTCACCCATGTCATAAGTGGGGGCTACTATCCATTGCCTCGTGCCAGGCTCTAAGAATACAATCTCAGCCTCTTTAGCAGCCGAATAGCTTTTACCCGATCTTCTGCCCTGTATGTTTACACGAAATCTAGCGCCTGAGTTGTGGACATCCCATTGCACTTGCTCTGGTTGGTAGCCCACATTTTCAAAGTATTTACTTTTGTTCAGGTTCAAAGACACCATCTAAGAACTTTTGCCACCCGTCTGATACGTCAGCCGTTGGTTGGGTTGACTTGCCCTCTGTCCACTCCTTAATGCGATCAAAGTATTTCAGGAAGTCGTCACCCTCGTATAGTTGGGCGTTGGCTATTAGCTTCTCTGTTAAAGCCTTCTTTATAGCCCCCTCGTCAGCATCGATTATCTTGCGTACTATGTCAGAAATGGCATCACGCCTGCCTTTAGGGTTAGGTGAGGGGTCGCCCTTTTTCCACGCTGTCGGGTTATCCTTATTGAATGTCCCGTCAGGGTTTCTACCTTCCTGTGTTGTGCCTGTGTTTTTAGAGGCTTTACTCATGGCTCTATGTTATGCACGTTTATGCACCTTTGCAAGATTAATTCACATCCCAATTCTCTGTTATCCCCATTGACTCGTAGACTATCCCCTGCAAGTACGGCGCTATGATCATGAGCGTTT